TTCAAAAATTCTCATTGCCTTATCAAAGCTCGTCCAAGCTAACTCTCCATCAGCTAAACTAAAATCTCTTTGCCCTTTATCCCACAATAACCAACACATTTTAGGTGGTAAAAACTCAGTCATATAATTACCGCCCCACACAATTTGGTTTTTACTTACTCTTTTTAGTTCGTCAAAATATTCTTTTTTTGGTATTTCATTATCCCACTCCTTGACACCGTAACTTTTCCATCCGTTGTGTTCTTTTTCTTTGTTTGCTCCTATCCCATACGGTGGGTCAACTATGGCAAGGTCAAAGTGGTTATCTTTATACCTTGCCATTAATTCCATATTATCTTCATTCGTTATTGTAATCATATCTATATTTTTAATTCGTTAATAAAACTGTGCCTAACACTCTGTAAGTTGCATTAAAACGACAACCAACAGTAACCGTTAGCCTTTCTCCAGCTCTTTGTTTTCTATTGATAATTTATTTTTTATCATCTTAAAAAATTTAAAAAGGGTCTCCCGTTGATTTCGCTCCTTCGTAATATCCTTTATCAAATTCTATTTTAAGCTTTTCTTTTAATTCTTTAATTTGCTCTTGGGGGTTCTCGCAAAGGTGTGTTATCCTGCTTATTAAATCAGCTTTGTTAATTTTGTATCCGCTTCTTTTAAAACAATCATCTGCTAAACTTTCTATTGTCATTGTATCATAGTTCATAATCTTTGTTTTCTATTAATAATTTATTTTTTAGTTGGATTTTTATCAGAAATAAACCCCATCATATCATTTATTGATAGAGTGTTACCTTCTTTTTTTTCCGATATTCTACTAGCATCCCCCTTTCCTTTCTCTTGGTTGTGCTTTAAAATACTTAATTCTCCTGCAACGGTCATTCTGCTTTCAGAATATTCGCTAAACCACAACAAAACCTTAGCAGTATTTAAGCTTTCGTAAAGCTCACCATAATAGCCAGTTTTTGCTCTTGTGAAAACTAAATTAATATCAGACATTGTTAAATTTCCGTAATCACTTAAAATGTAAATAGCTATCAAATCAATGTTTTCTTCCGACATTGGTCGTCTTAAATTTAAGCAATTATTCAAATCAACTAACCATAATTTTATAACTACCTCTAACTTATCTTCGCCAATTATTTTTTTATAACTTGTAAGAGAAGGCAATTTTAAAGCAATTGATTTTTCAATGCTATTAACTTTCTTAAAAGTTCTCAAACACTTATTAGGAGAGTAATTCGTCATTAAGTCGCTTAATGTATTCTTCGCTAACTGTACTTGTTTTTCCTCCGTAAGTTGTATTTCCTGCTTTTTCATTTGATTTAATTTTTTCGTTAAACACTATAACGTACATTACACCGTCTTTATTTTTTTTTCTTAGCTTGGTTAAGGAAAGGAAGTTTGCAGACCAGAAATCATCACTTCTAGTCTTTTTAACAATACTTTGAATTGTTTCTAACGGAATCTTTTCTATTCTGTTTAGTTTTTCTATAGTGTCTAACCATGTATTATCATCTTTAGGATGTAAATGTTCTGGAAAATAATCTTTACAATCTTTAAAACAGTCGTGTATCTCTTTAGAGTACACATTTTCTTTTATATCTTTCACTTGTAGTTTTACTTCCTCTTTCTCTTTCTCTTTCTCTTTCTCTTGTACTTGTACTTGTTCGGTAGGGTTAATCAAAATTTTTTTTACCCCTACGGTAGGGTTAAGTTTAACCCCTGTTTTATCTTCATAACCCTTTACCTGACTATCAATACTGTTAACTTGACTTATCCAAGCAAAGTTTGCCATACCTTTTAGGTCGGTTGGTTTTATTCCTAGAAATTGTCTATCTAGCAAAGCATCAATAAAAGCAATTTTATCCTTATCGGGTAGTTCATTATAAACATCGTAGTAACTCCTAAAGAAGTTAAACCCCTTTCTTTTAGTTTCTTTTAGTGCCATGATTAAAAAGTGTTAGATAGTTCGTCAAAGTCGTTTGCATCCTTAACTTTGTTTATTTCAGTACGGATGGTCTTAGCAAACTTTATTGCTGTTGTAATATCTAGGTAAATGTCTTGATATACACCCTCAATTTCAACTCCAATAATAACATCTTTACCGCCTAAATTTGAATAGACTTGAAGACTATCCTCTTTTTCTCTGTTGCACTTAAATTTAATTTCTATTGCCATAATAATAACGGTTTTAAGATACCGACAAACTATTAAATAATAAAACCCCTATCAAAATAAGTGCCTGAGAAGACTTAAAATAATAGAGGTTTAAAAAAATGTTGTTTTGAGTTCTCAGGCTCTTTGAATGACAAATATACTAATCTTTATTTGATTAATCCTAATTTATATTAATTTTAATGCTTCTTTTAACTTGGTGTTTTCGCTTTCTAACTCTAAGTTTAAATGTATTGTATTATGTGTTTCAATTAACATTTCTGTCATTAATTTTTCGCAATCCTTTTCTAATTTAATGCTTTCCTCCTTTAGCTGATCTATTTCTTTTTGTTGGTGATTTACAAAGCATAACACTTCTATTAATTCCCTTTCTGTTGGGTACTCATGCTTTTTTAAAGCCCTTCTTACTTCCTTTATGTCCATAATCTATAATTGTTTAATAAACAGTTCCCAAATTCCTCACTAAAGAGATGTATTATCTTTTTGGACGGCTTAATGCCTATCGGGAACCGCTTATTTTAATTGTTAATAAGGTAAATCATCATCAGAATCACTACTGTTTAAATTTGGATCAACTGAAACAGAACCAACCGCTTTAATTAACCAACAGTCTAAATTGTGATAGTATTTACCATTAAAATCCCTAGACGAAATATTAAAAGAAACCTCCACTTCCGAGCCTTCAGGAAATTTATTTAACATTTCTACTTTCTCATTTCCAAACATAGAGAAGCAACATTCAGGGTTGTATTGTGCGCCCGTATCTAAAACAAAACTTTGCTTTTCCCATGCTTTACCTGATTTACTTGTTCCATTTTCTAATGGTAGAATCTTTGTAATCCTTCCTTTTATTGTTAATTTATCGCTCATAGCTATTTATTTTTTAATTTAATAATTCCTTTTTTAATTGCTTCATTATATGTTTTGTCGCTTTCACAAACAGTTATAATAACGTTTAGTAATTTAAAAACTTCCTTTACATCTTCAATTGTTTTAATTTTTTCAATGTCTAAAACATAAAGTTTTGGAACTGAAAAACTTCTCTCTTCTTCTTTCTCTTCTTTTGTAATTTTTACTTTTCTCATCTTTATTTATTTAATTGTTTGTTAATTTTCTTTAATTCATCAATTACAACATCTATTCGGAACATCCAAGCTCCAAAGAATCGTATTACTAAAATTGATATTACTACTATTACTACTGGTATTAAAATTCCCATATTTAATTATATTTAATTTCTTCAATGTTAATGAATTGATTTATTTGAATCTTAAAAACTTTATCAAACTTTATAAATCCTTCAATTTTATTAGCTCCACTTAAAATAGTAGCATGATTTTTATTGAACATTTTGCCAACTTCAGTAGATGTTAATTTATAACACCTATGAAAAATGTAATATAATATATTTCTTGCATCAACTATTTTTCTAAGTCTTGTTTTACTCATTAATTCTTGTAAAGTAATACCGTAAAAATTGCAAACTTTTAAAATTAAAGAACCTCTATCTAAATCTTTTGTAATTGATTTTTTTACTAAAATGTCTGGTGCTGACCAGTAATTAATTTTCTTGTTTTCCATATCTATTTTTTTAATTGTCTTACTTTGAAAAATCCTTTGTGTTGAGGATATTCTAACATAAATTTTCTTGCGTAGTCTGAAGTGTAATTATTATTTAATTTAAAACCATCTTCTTTGATATTTCCTTTTTGGGTCCACCTCATGATTTCAAATATTCCCTTGCTCCCGTAAGTCTTAAAGCCTCTTTTAATCGCTTCAAAAGTGGTTGCTTTGAATTGTTCCCAGACCATTGGGTTCTTGTTTTGGTAGTGTCTGAATGCGCTCATGACTTCTTTTTTAATGAGTTATTTACCATCGTAATTATTAGACTATTTTCTGGATAAGTACGTAAAAGCTGACTTCTTAAATGGTAAAGTGTGATAGTGCTTGCCTCTAATGCATGCTCTAAGTCTGCTATTCTTTCATTCTGCAAACATATTTCTGTAGTTAGTATTTCTATTGCTGGATCCATTGTTTAGAGTTTTAATTTGTGAAACTTAAAGCAAATGTACGTATAATTTGTACATACAACATGTTTACACAAGTTTATTTTAATTTTCCTTTGTAATGCTCAATGATACGTTCCATTTCAGTAACATAAAATTCTTTAAAGTCTCCAGTATTACCTTGTTTATTCAAAACATAGAGTACATTTCTTAACCTTTCGCTTTTTGTTTTTCCTTCTACTTCTATTTCAACGCCATCTAAAGCCTTAACTTCTTCAGTAGTTAAATTGCCACTAGATTTAAACATTATAACTCCAGAGTCGCCCAAAAGTTCATCTATCGCCATAAATTGTTCAGAGCTTTGTTCTAGTTGGGTAATAAAAGTTAAACTAACTGATTTATCCTTTTTCCTATTCGCCCTATCAAGTGTTACTTGTGTAATTAAATTTGCCATAATCTATTATTTTATTCGTTAAAAATATTTAGCCTTTTCTTTGTCATTATGATTTATAGGCTCTTAACAAGAAGATAACTATTAACCATAAAGTCCAACCTATAACATGAACCATATTAGGTAAAGAATAGTCATTTTCATAAACAACAATCATTGATTGAATAATTATTG